TCTTGTATCATATCGTTTAATTCATATTCGTTCTGCTCAGCACCGTGATAATACTTTCTTTCTACTATGTCCCAACCGTCAATAACATAAACGCCATTATCGAAATTATTTTGATCTAGCTTACAAGCTATGTCGATGCCTATTGAATTAGTACCGCCTATAAAATTGCTAATCACTTGGGTTAATCTAGCCCATCCGTAACAATCTTGTGATGGTGCGGTGTAACCTTTCATTTTGCAGTAAGTGAGAAAAGCTTCTACTGAATCTATACCGCCGTTCCAATGAAGGTATATTCCTAAGTCTGAATTTCTTGAAAGTATAACCGCTCTGTTGCCCATGATTTATTCTCCTTTGTGTCCCCGAAGGGAGTAGTTGTTATAATTTCCCGCTCTTTACTTTGTCCAGATAATCAATATCTTCTTGACTTGCACACAATGCGCCCCATCTTTTAACATGACGATTTAATAAATAGCATAATATAAGCCAACGGAAATAGCGTATAATCGGTAATTTTTTCATATAATACTCCTTTAAAAATCTTTAGTTAAACGGCAAAGTTTACCTTTTTTAATTTTTAATATCTCACGGCAATTGTCTTTAATGTTTGTAGTTTTAAGATTAAAGCATCCGCCATATTCAGAAACAGGAGAAACTAACGCTTTTCTACATTCTTTACTTACAAAAAGTCTAACTGTTATCAGTAAAACTTTACCTTCATAAATTTTAGTACCATTTGAATTGCTAACAAGTTTTAAAGAATGTGCTAATACTTCGTCATCCCGTGCAATGTTTTTATATCCCCAAGACATTTTGTGACCTCCCAGTCGTGTAGGTTGTTCCCTCTATCTACTTACTATTATATACTACGGTATAACATAGTCAAGTATTATTTACATATTAATTTCATTTATTTTTGTTTTTGTTGAAATGGTGATATAATGTAAGCATAAAAACACAAGAGGTGGGAAAGATGGCAAAGCTAACTGACAAGCAAGAAAAGTATATACAAGAGTTGCTAAAGCCTAATACGAGTCAACGGAAGGCTTATAGGATCGCCTACCCATCAAGTCTGAAATGGAAAGATTCGGCAGTTGATTCATGCGCAAGCACTCTATTGAGTAATGCAAAGGTAACACAAAGGTACAACCAACTAAAGGATAAAATAGACAAACGCATAGAAAAGAAGTTTGTATTGACGATTGATAATATTCTTGAAGATATAATTGATACTCGAGCTACATGCAAAGATAACATGCTAAAAATGGACAGGGAAGGTAATTGGTCCCTCGATAGTGCAGCAGTAAGCGGTCGGGACAAAACAAATGAGATGCTCGGCAAATTTAAAAAGATGTTCACGGACAAATTAGAGATCGACGCTAACATAACAGTCAATAAGCTAGAGGATTTCTTCAAAGACTAGCAATAGAGCCGTATAGAGCTATAAAAGAGGAAAGATATATTATTAGAGGTGCAATGTATAGGCGAGGTCAAATAACTTTGCGAAATGAGAAGGTGACAACATGGACGGTATCAAGGCCGTAGAGATATACTCGACAATATGGATCATATTTGTTGTTTTATTTTGTTGCTGTAACTAAAGGGAGTGGATTATATGAAATATGAAGTAATGGAAATAGTAAGCGAGAAGAAACTAAACGGTAATAGTAACATAACAGTAAGATCCATTGAAGATGATTCGATAGTGTTTACTCTTGCGTTACCTTCTGAAACATTGGACAATAGAGAACTGTTGCTGATGAAAGTTGACACACAGTATAGGAAGATAATAGAGTACACGGTAAAGGATAAAGAGTATAGCGTAAAGGTTGGGGATATATTGGCAGGCAAAGAAAGCCAGGCAAAATTGAGCAGGTGAAAGCATGAAAGCGGAGCAGTACACCGCACAGCAGATTATAGACCGCCGGAAAAAGCTATGGGCCAAGGATAAGGATATACAGTTAGACAAGGACTTCCGGGAGTCGGTCGCCGCACGATTGATACAAAAGCAGTTAGGCAAGGATCTCCGGAGGCAGATAAAGAGTAAGCCCGAACTACTCATCGAAATGTTCTTCGTGATAGTAGACAAGGAACAGAACACAGTTCCCTTCTTCTTCAATGACATCCAAAAAGAGTTCGAGCAAGACCTGGACCGAATTGAAACAGAATACTCCGAAGGTAAACGAGTAAGTAAAAAGGTTCTAGTCCTAAAGGGTAGGCAACAGGGTTTTACTTCCTATATAACAGCTAGACAGTTAGCGTATAGCCTAATCAGTAAAAACTTTAGCGGATTCACTCTTGCAGATAGTGGAGATAACACAAACACTATCTTCGAGGATAAAGCTAAATTTGTATATAACAATCTTCCTGAAGCTATAAGACCGATAGAGGAACACAACAACAGGAAAGAGTTGACATTTAGTGGACTCAATAGTAAGTGGCGAGTAGCTACAGCCGGAAACCGTGATGTAGGACGGTCTAAGACTATCAACTTCTTCCATGGTAGTGAGGCCGGATTTTTCCCTAGTATCTCAGATATACTAAAAGCCTTGGGGCAAGCATTGACTAAGGATAGCATAAGCATATTAGAGTCTACCGCCAATGGTTACAACGAGTTTAAAGACTTATGGGACGATGAAGTATGGGAGAGCCTGTTTTATGAGTGGTATAAGACCCCTGAATATACACAAGATTTTGAGAGCAAAGAAAGAGAAAAAGACTTCAAAGACCTGCTAAAGAGTGGAAAGAGTGCAATGAAAGAGCCTTACGATGGCTGTTTTGCAACGTTAATAATGCAGAAGGATATATTACACCTTGAGGTATCGCAAATCTATTGGTATTACTGCAAAGCCCTTGACCTCAAGGAAGCAGTCAAACAAGAGTACCCAAATAACGCAGATGAAGCTTTTATTGCTTCCGGTGGATGTGTGTTCAATGTGTCGAATGTTATTTCACGAATAGAATACCTCAAGCAGCAGCCTAAACCAAGGCAAGGACAGTTTGCTATAACGTGGAATGACGCAGAAAGGAAAGACTACCCCATTGGTTACGAGTGGAAAGATAGCCCTACCGGCTGCATAAAGATAGTTCGTGAACCGAAAGACAGATTTCCGTATGTTCTAGGTGGAGATACTAAAGGCGAAGGATCTGATTGGTTTACCGGGACAATAATTAACAACAACACAAAGGAGAATTGCGCAACACTTCATTTCAACTCATTGCAATCCAAGGTATACACGGCCCAAATGTGGGCATTGGCTAATTACTACAACAAAGCGTTGATAGGCATAGAAGTCAACTTCAATACGTATCCTATTGAGTTAATTAACGAGTGGCAGTATACATTCCAATATGTAAGAGAAAAGTTTGACACCTACGAAGGAACATTGCAGAAGAAGTTCGGGTGGAAAACTGATGGAACAACAAGACCGCTCATAATAGAACGAGAAATAGCTTATATTGATGAACACATAGAGTTATTTAATGACATTGATATGCTAAGAGAGTGTTTATCATTCGTAGACAAAGATGGACGAGCAGATGCAGAAAGCGGTAAGCATGACGATATACTCTTCAGTGATATGATCGCAAGAGCTTCAAGCTGTCAACAAACAACACTTGTTATGGATGAACCTATAAACCATGTACCAAAGCTACTGAAAAAGTTAAAGCCAAATAGTGACATGAATAGAAAGATTAGGAGGTGAAAGAATGAAGTTAGGCAAGAAGAAATCCAAGAAGATAGTATATGAAGATTTTGATATGTCAACAAAAGAGAGTCGAGAGAATCAAGTCCTTAGTGACTTTGGCAAGGCTGACGCAGACAAGAGCCAAATAAAAGTAAAGTGGGACGAATTTAAAGACTACTATGACGGTGAGTGTTACTCTAAAGCTGAACTGATTGACTATGCACAGAAATTTGGCAGCGACTTTATACCTCCTGTTCTTCCTGATGCAAGGATACAAGTAGAGAGTCAGATAGAGGTAGTTGTACCAACGTTCGAGTTTAAGGGTAGAGAAGCATCGGATGATGACAAAGCAGAGGAAAGAGAAGATTTAGTTAATTACATTCTTTATCGTAACGAGATTGATGTTTTAAACTACGAGAACGAAAGACCAAGGCTAACATTTGGCGACTCATTTATCAAGGCGTCATTTGATGGCAATGCAATAACACAAGACGGTACACAGGGCGAGATAGTTTTAGGCAATCCACATCCGTTTAATATCTTCCCCGATCCATCAGCATATAAGATAGACGATTGCGAGTTCTTTATTTACGCATTTCCGATGAGTATAAGAAAAGCCAAGAGGATTTATCCGGAAGCCGAATGGGATAGAATAACTCCTACGGGTAACGCAATCCAAACAGAAAACTATTCCGAAGATATATCTTTAGACGATACTTTGCAGATTATGGAGTATTGGTACAAAGACGAAGAAGGGGATATAGCGTGTTCTATTCTTATAGAGGGAGTAGAAGTAAAATGGATAGAGAAGTATTGGCTCACTACCAAAGATAGTGGCAACAAATCGTATCCGTTTATCAAATTTCCTAATGTATTCAAGTCTAAATCCTTTTGGGATGACTCGGAGATAGCACCTATTATGGACTTGATAGATGCAGGAAATAGAGAACTTATGACCAGTTTACTTAATTCAATGTATATGGGTAATGACATTATAATGGCTGATAAAGGAGCATTTGCTGATGGTGACGAGCCTACTAATGAACCCGGGAGCATATGGAACATTCAGCCGGGAAAAACAGTTCGTAGACTTGGTGGAGTTACAAACAACTCTAACGCAATAGCAACTATAAGTTTTATCCATGAAAAGATACAAGAGACTAACGGTAACTTTGCGACTAAAGGACAAGAACCTGAAAGAGTAACTACAGCAAGTGGATACGCACTTCTAAGAGAGGATAGAAAAGAACGAGCTACCATGAAGAATAGACCTCGCATAGAAGCGTTTAAACGACTTGCCAAACTTATTGACTGGTCCGCATTAGAGTTTTACGATGACGAGCGTGTAATAACAATAAGAGGTGATACGGACGAGGACGAACCGAAAGAAGTTAAGTACAAGTCAAGCAACTACAAGAAAGGCGAATATTTCCCACCCGTCGACATAATAGTTAATAGCGGTGAAGGGATTGCACATAGCAAGGTAATGACATTGACTATACTTGAGAATCTTCTTAAAGTTCAAATCACACCTCAAAACGCTCCATTCGTTAAAATATATCTTGACCTATTAGATGTACCGAACACAGAAAAGCTCAAGAAAGAAATAGACACAATGATTGGTTACTCTGCACCTGATGATTCAAAGGTTGATGAAATATTCAATACTATGAGTGACGCAGAGAAACAACGGTTTGCAGGTCTATCAGAGGATCAACAAAACGTAGCTATGCAAAAAATGATGGAAGGCAAATAAATGAAAAGTGACCTAAGAATTATAAAAGTAGCGGATAGCGACGATGTAATGGTATTCCATGAAGAAAAAGAAATAGCCATCATTTCCATGAAATCGTTAAAAGAACTACAAGAAGAGGATATTGAAGAAGTTGATTCTTACAGGAGTTTTTAAACTGTAATTTCTTTATGGGTTTACGGATTCCCTTTGAAAGATTCGGAAAATTTAGCCGATGGGCTTTAAACAGGAGGTATTATTATGGGTGACAACGACCAAACGTTGGGAGATAAAGTTTATACGCAAGAGGAATTTGAAACTAAGTTCAACGATGCAATGAAAAAGAAGTGGAAAGAGAAAAAGATTGAAAATTCTAAGTCAGAAAAGGTTGAAGATTCTAAGTCCGAAAAGGACCTAGAGGAAAGAGCCTATGAAGCCGGACTTGATCCAGAAGTCTACAAAGAGCTTGAAGATTTAAAAAAGTTTAAGTCAGAAATGGTTGCCGAACGCAAAGCAAAGAAAGACAAAGAAGGGCAGAAGGATAAGGTTGAGGAAGAATTCAGAAAACAACGAACAGATTTTGCTGAGAAGTATCCCGACATTGACCTCACTAAGCTCGAAAACGACAAAGACTTTGTGGATTTCGTAGAAACCGCTAATGACAAACTTTCTCTTACGGAGATATTCGACAAGTACAATGGCTTCACAGGTAAGATTCAGAAAGAAGCAGTTGAGAAAATCCAATCGAAGTTCAAGCGTACAACTTCATCCGGCAAAGAAGGGGCAGGTGGTTCTTACAATCTTACAGCTAATCAATTAAGTGTAGCTAAGGGTGCAGGAATGACACCAAAGGAATATGCTGAACTTCTCAAAGATGTAAACTAAAGGAGTTGAAAACCTATGGGAGCAAAAGAAATTAGATATGCTTATAACATGAATGGAAGCTCGTACGAAGTTATTAACGCTTTTCCAATCGCAACAGGCACAGTTATAGAGAAGGGTGAAATAGTATTGCTTACGGCCGGATTCATAACGGCTATTGGCGATGCAGACCAAAACGACCCGTATCTCGGTATGGCAACAGAAGGACATGATGGAGCAACCGCAGGAAGAGACGTTGGTCTTGAAATACTTGTAAGTTGTTCACCCACCGCAGTTTTTAAATGCAAGCCTAATATTACAACTACCGCAGATAGTGGCAATACAACTACTTGGGTAGATGCAGAATTGACGGCAGTTCCGAATGATACTTGGAATGGTGGATGGTTGAAGCTTAAGACCACTACTGCAATTACACTTCCTATTGATAAGTTGATGCCGATTACAGACTTCACGACTTCAAGCGGAACATTTGCAGGCGCATACACAGGTGGAGTAACCGCAGGAGATACAGCTATAATGCTTCCGCCTTACAATTCACACGCTTTTGATTTAGATTCAGACGGAACAAATATCGACTTTAAAACCGCTGGCGGAGAATCAATCAACATAGTAGACGTTGATACCGAACTCGAAGAAGTTTATTTCATGCTTAGACTTCATCAATTTGGTAATGGCGTAGTAGCTATATAAAGGAGGTGGCATAATATGAATGGCGTTTATACTTTTTCAAATGACCTGTATCCTGTCGTTACAAAAAGATTCCAAGATAACCTTGACGATAAGGAAATGCTAATCAAACAATTAATCAATACTGACTCAATAGGCACAGAATCAATGACACTTGAAGGAATGGGTGGTTATGGTGTTCTTCCTGTTTACGACGGAACAACTATTGCTAACCTTGACCAATCAAGAGGTTACAAAACTACTGTCACTCCTGTAGAGAGAAGTGGTAGTGCTAGTATTTCCTACAAGAAAGCTAAAGTTGACATGAGTGGCGAAGCTAAGAAGATAGGTTCAAAGCTTGCTAAGTCTTGTACTATTACACTTACAAGAGACTTCTACAACTTGTTTGCTAATGGTTGGAACTCTGATTACAAATATGGTGATGGAGTATCTCTGTTTAATGCTTCGCATCCACGTTCGACTACTGATGCAAGCGTATTCTCGAACACAGGAACTACTGCATTTTCTATTGCAGCTCTTTCAGCAACAGAGGGTAGAATCCAAAGATGGAAAGCATTTGATGATACTGAATTTGATGCTAACCTTGACTTGGTATTGGTTTCTCCTGAGTTAGCTCCTACAGCTAGAAGCTATTTCGGTGACGATGCAAGACTTATTCCTGATAGCGCAGAGAACGGTGCTAACCCGCACAAAGATGTTAAGTGGTTCGTTATTAAAGGACTATCGGCTAAACAATGGATAGCAGGAGATAGCGCATTAATGAAAGAATACCTGCATTACATTTACATTACTAAGCCTATGGTACTGATGAACAAAACTGACAATCCGCTTATAACTAAATATATCGCATACATGGATTATGCTTTTGCAGCATCAGATCCTCGTTGCGTATTCGGACATAACCCAGCATAGGGAGAGGGGGAACTCTTTCCCTTCCCTTATAAGGAGGTGTATTTATGGCAGGAACTAATTTTCCAAATGGATTAGAAATAGCAGGTGTGCCTCTTTCAGTATCGCCTGTTACAGTAAGTGAAATTACAGGTTTGACTGCATCTTTGGCTGAGCTGAATCTACTTGACGACGCGGGAGCAGTTGTAGCAAGTGGAACAGAACAGGACACGATAGCAGATATTACAAATGAAGCAAACGGTGCAGCAATAGCAACGGCTGTTAATGCCCTTATAGCAGCACTTGATGCTTTTGGCATAACAGCGACAGAATAATAATTGAGGTGGGGTTTAATCCTCACCTCTTTTTTAAAGGAGGTACGACATGAGTCAATCAAGAGCAGATGGAATGTTAGAAATAATGTCATTAATAAATGGCGGTGACTATATTGCAGACACAGATTCTCATACAGGTACATGGTATGGAATACAAGTAATAACAGAAGCAACATTTACAACTTTAACGGGTAATGTTTCAGGAATAACAACTTTGCCTATTGGAACTTATGGTGGAACTTATACAGTCATAAAACTTTCGGCAGGTTCGTTAATAGCTTATAAGTAGGGGGTGTAATTATGTCAATTTTATCGAGTGAAATTATATTTTATCTTACAGGTGGAGCAGACAACACCGATCCCGATGCTTCATTAGGTGGTGCTCCTAACTTCACAACAGGAGAAATAACCACAGACGAACTCAATAATCTGTTTGACGATGTTGGGGCAGAAGAATCAGAGGCAGGAGATATTGAGTATAGATGTATAGCCGTTAAGAATACTAACGCAACAATAGATATGTTGCTGTCTAAAATGTTTATGCTTACTCAACCTGCACAATCAACAATAACAATAGCATTTGAAGAACCTGCAACAGATGCAGTACAGATAATAGCGAACGAATCAACCGCACCAATTACAGTTTCTTTCTCCGCACCATCAACTTACGCAACAGGCATAGCGGTAAATTCAGAAGCAGTTGCAAGTGGAACAGTCACGAAAGCTAAATGGTTTGGCGTATGGATAAAGAGAACAGTAACAGCAGAAGCATTGGCACAGGCTAACGATTACTTTGAAGTAAAAGTACAAGGTGCAACAACTTAGGGGGTGGGTAAATGATAAATTCAATTACATTGACTCCACAAAGTGTATTCACAAATGACTCAGTATTAATTTCGGTATCAATGACATGGGAGCCAATTACTTATAATCAATTACTCCCCTTAACACATAATAGTTTGACAGTTAATCAATATGACGATTTTGAAGGTGGTGTAGCATAATGGCAACTTCAACTACGAATTATAATTTAATAAAGCCCGATGGTACAGACACATACAATATAGCTAACGCAAATACTAACATGGATACTATAGATGGGCAAATGAAAACTAACGCAACTTCCATTGGCACGCTTGCAAGTCTGACTACTACCGAAAAAACTAATGTGGTTGGCGCAGTAAATGAGATAGATGCAAGTGTAACAAATATAGAAACCAAAACAGATTTTGTAACTGTAACTCAAGCAGTAAATCTTGATACAATAGAAAGCGATTTGAATACTGCTAAGTCAGATATTACTTCAATTGAAACTAAGACAGATTTTATCGCAGTAACCCAAGCCGTAGACCTCGACACAATGGAGTCAGATATAGCGTTGAAAGCTCCTTTAACTAGTGGAGCAGGTTCACACAATAGTATTTATAGAGGGAAGTATTTAGGTACATCAGTAACTGCGGCACAGTACACAGCACTAAGTGGAGCTACTTTTGAAGATTTATATATAGGAGATTATTGGACTATCAGCG